CCAGCCGGGCCTCTTCCAGTACGCCCGCCGCTACAACGTGCCGGGCCGGTCGCTCCGCATCCCGTACCTCATTCAGGACGAGGGCACGACCACGCTTGACCGTCCGATGGCCGGTAAGATTGCCAACGTGACCATCGTGGGCGAGGGTTCGACCAAGCCGGTGCGTGAGCCGTCGTTCGGCCAGCGCGAGCTGACGATGTACAAGTACGCCGCCATCACGCAGTTCGGTGACGAACTCCTCGGCGACGACTTCACCGGCGAGCTTCCGTCCGAGGTGACGGCGGCGGTCGGTGGGCAGATTATCAATAAGATCAACGAAGACATCACCATCGACGGCTCGGGCTCGTCCCAGCCGCTTGGTGCGCTCCACACGAGCGCGAACGGTGCCCTCATCAAGGTGCCCCGCGCCTCGGCGAACGACTTCACTGCGGTGGATGCGTTCAAGATGTACGAGCGTCACACGCACGGCCCGAACTCGGTGTGGATGATTTCACGCCGGGTGCTTGCCAAGCTCTTCGCGATGCAGACCACCAACAACACGATGGTCTCGTTCCTCCCGAACCTCCGCGACGGGGCTCCGGCGACCCTCCTCGGGCTTCCGGTCATTGTCTCCGACCTGCTCAAGACGCTCGGGACCGAGGGCGATGTGGCCCTTGTCAACGGCGACTTCTACGCGATGGGCCTCCGTCAGGCGCTGACCGTCGAGTCGTCGATTCACTTCGCGTTCTCCAGCGACGTGACGACCTACCGCTTCGTGGCTCGGGCGGGCGGGATTCCGATTCCGACCTCGACCTACGCCTACAAGACGGTCGCGGGCGCGAAGGTCGATGAGCACTCGCCGTTCGTGGTCCTCGATGAGCCGGGCGCGTAAGCCCTCGGTGAAGGGTGAGGTCGTGGGGGGGACGCCCCCCACGGCTTCGTCCGTCCCGTCCCTTGTCTCCGTGACGCTGATTGCCGCGTGTAAGATTGGCGGCGTGAGGCGGTTGCCGGGCGAGGTGTTAGAGATTGACCCCACGCTGCTTCCGGCGTGGCGTGAGAAGCGCATTATTGAAGACCCTGACCACTCGCCGCCTTCGGAGTTTGCGTGGCTCTCCCAACCGTAGCCGACCTCAAGAGCTATCTCCGCATCGAGTCCAACGCGGAGAACACGCTCCTCGACGCGCTCCTCGCTCGAGCGACGGCGCAGATGGAGGCGTGGATGGACGTGCCGATCACGGCGGTCTCGCAGACCTATGTGGACCGGTGCGTGACGGACGCCGATTATCCCGTGCTCTCGATGGTCTTTCCGCGGCGACCGATTGCCGTGACGAGCATCGTGGATGTGGACGGGGTGACGCTCCCGACGACCGAGTATTGGGTCGATGGGGCGGCAGGGATGATTTACGCGGAGGATGGCTACAGCTTCAGCAATCCGCGTTATACGATTACCGCGAACTGCGGTCTGTCGTTGTCGCAGCACTATAACCGATGGGAGCCGGTCATCAGCCAATGCATCCTTGACTTGGCGGCTGACCTGTACCAGAAGCGGACGCCGAACGCGGGGTCCGAGACGAGTGCCGCGACGACGATCACGTGGGATGTGTCCCGAGAGACGGCGGCTCGGGTGTTGAAGGTGCTCCGGGTGTTCAAGCTTCCGGTGGCGGGCTGATGTACATCGCGCCGGGGTTACTTGACCAGCGGCTCGGGTTCTACACGCGCTCGGACGACGGGGCCGATGGGTTCCAGCGTCCGCTCTACACGAAGGTGGGCGTCTACTGGGGCCGGATTGACCAGACGGCGAACGCGTTCACGGTGGCGGGCGCACCGCAGGGGCACACGGATAGCCGGACGACCGCGGTGGCGACAGTCGCGGACTATGTGCCGGTGGACCCGTTCGGCGTGGTGAAGATTGAAGGGGCGACCGTGCTCTACTTTGTGCGCGGGGTGTACCCGGTACGCCAGATGGCCTGCAAGCAGATTGCCTTGGAAGAGGTCGACCCGACGGCGTATGCCGAGTTCATCGCGTCTGATCCCGATGCGGTGGATGATGGGGTGCATCTGGTGTCGACGAGTGCGTTCACGATTGGCTTTGATGAGGGCTTTGAATAATGGCCGAGACCCCGAAGGTACTCTCCGCGCTCCTCGCGCAACTGCCGGATAACACCACGGGCCTGATTAGCCCCGAGGACATCCGGGATGCGGTGGTGAGCCTCTTCCCGAGCCGGGGGCAGTTAGACCTGACGGCCTCGGCGGTGACGACCTTCGCCCTGACGAACACGTGGTACAAGCTGGCCGGGACGACGGCCCTTGACGCCACGCTCGGGCAGGACGGGTTCTCGCAGTTCGCGGACAACGAACTCCGGGCGACCAAGGCGGTCAATCAGGTGCTCTTGGTGACGGCCAACGTGGAACTGACCTGCGCGTCGAACAACAAGACGTTCGGCCTGACGTTTGCCAAGAACGGGACGGCCATCACGGGTATCCACGTCTCGGCGGTCCTTTCGGACTCTGGCAAGGGGTACGGGTTCTCGATTACCACCTTGGTGCCGACCGCGGCGAACGACATCATCTCGGTCTATGTGCGGAACGAGACGGACACCACGAGCGTCACGGCGACGAGCCTTACCCTCTCGGCGGTCGGGTTCATTCGATGACCTACGGCCTTGATGCGCGGCAGATGTGTGGACACGACATCCGATCCTACGGGGTCTGGCCGTCCGACTCGTCGCGTCTTGAGGCGTTCATCGGGCAGTACGGGGGCACGGTGGAAGCCTACCCCGTGGGCAACGTCGGCATCGGCTTGCGGTGGACCGACGGCGAGCGGGTGCTCACGCACTCCGGGCCGACCTTTACTGATGCCTTGCAGCGGTTGCAGGCCGGGCTCACGGGGGCCGCGTGAGCGTCAAGGTCACGGATATGTCGCCGCAGTTCTTGAAGGCGTATCGGGACGCGTCGCGGATGGCCCTTGATGCCGCCGCGAACGTCTACGAGGGCAACCTCAAGCGGCGGTTTATGAAGGGCTACTACACGAGCCAAGCCTTCCGCTCGACGGCGCAGATCGTGCAGCACATCCAGCGCGAGGAGCCCATCTTCGGCGGCAACGGGTGGTACACGAAGGTCGGCATCCCCGAGGGTATCACGGTGCGGGCCAAGAACGCTGCCAAGCGGCTCGGCGTGGCCTCGCGGTACTCGGTGGGCCAGATTGCGTTGGCGTGGGAGATGGGCCATCGGAACCTCTTCACGCGCCGGTTCGAGCGGGTGGAGATGTTCAAGCCGGTGGCGTTGGATTCGGCCAAGCAGATGGTGGACACCTACAACCGGGTGCTCAACCGCTACCTCGAGCGAGGGAGGGCTGTCAAGTGACGCTCCCGAAGTATGTCGTGCCGTCGAGCTTGACGCTGCCGTCAACGGCCTCGACCACGCAAATCTACGGCACGATTCGTAAGGCGTTGATTGATTACGTCTCGCCGTCTACGGACACCTTGGCGGGGTTCGTGGGGACGCGGATTTGGGTGCGGGCCGCGCCCGCCGATCCGGTCTTCCCGTACCTCACGCTCCGGCTCGACCGAACGAGCCTTCCGGCCTATAACGGCTACCGCGAGACGGCCATCCTCGAGGTGCAGGGGGTTGGCAAACCGGACAGCCAGTTGCCGTTAGTCGAGTCGGCGATGGACATCGTGGACCAATGCTTGACCGCGCTGACCGCGAACGCCTCGGGCTTGATGGTCGGACGGGGCCGGACACGCCAGACCGTGCCGCAGTTGACTGACCCCGCCGATAGCTCGGTGGTGGCGGTCGTGGCGAACTACGAGTTGTACCTCTGGCCTATCGTTTTGACCTCTCGTGCGTAACTTTCACTCACCGCTTCCCTTCACCGTAGGATAGACCGATGACCGCACCGCTGACTGGATTTACCGCGACCTTCCCTAACGATGTGCTCCTTGACTCGGGCCAGTTGTATGTTGGCACGAGCGTGTTCGGAGCGTTTGCCGGAGGGCTCAAGTTTGACCCCGGCATCACCTACCGCAACATCGACTTTGATGGCAAGCGGTCGCCCGTGACGCGGCTTGACCGCAAGACGATGCAGATGCCCAAGATTACGGGCACGGTCATTCAGCTGGCGACGACCAACGTGCCGCAGATTGACCCCGGCGCGGACGGCGCGACCGGCTCCGTGGCGATCACCGCCATCGGCGGCTGGTCCGGTGCCTCCTCGTCCTATGCCCCGCAGCGGGCGGGGTCGCTCCTCATTGCGGGCGACTACCTCACGGACGTGCGGGCCATTTGGCTCCGTGGCGACGGCAAGTTCGTGCAGGTGTTCCTCAAGTCCGCGCTCTGCACCAAGTACGACATCACCTCGCAGGACGGGGCCGAGGTCGCCATCGCCATTGAAATTGAGGCGCGGCTCAACACGGGCGTGACGGGCTACACCAACGTCGGTGACGCCCCGTACCGCATCGAGTATCTGGACGCCGTCTGATGCCCATCCTCGATCTTGACGCCCTGACGAACCCGAACCGCCTGCCGCGTGTCAAGCTGTTCGGGCGCGAGATTGTGGTGAAGCCCTTGACCGGAGCCTCGGCCCATCAGATTGCCGCCGTGCAATCGGTCGAGGACTCTGGCGTGGCGATGCTTGGTGCCCTCTTGGACGTGGTGCGGTCCTCGTGCCCGGACCTGACGGACAAGGAGGTCGCGCAGTTGTCGGTGGATCAGGTCGCCGCGCTCGTGCAGTTGAGCCGGGGACAGGTGACGGAAGTGGAAGCGATGCTCGCGGAGCGGTCGGAAAAAAACTGACCGAGGCGGCGGGGGCGGGTGCCTCCGTCGCACTCTCGTGGGACGCGGAGCAGTACATCCGGCGGGTGGTGGTGGAGACGGCCACCCGGACGGGTCGCGGGGTGAGTGCGGTAGCGCAGGACAGCTTTGCCTTGACGTTGTGGACGTGGGCCGAGTTGCGGACGATGGAGAAGGAAGCGGCGGTCACGCGGTTGGGGGATCGGACGGACTTGGCCGGGATGGTGGCCGTGGCGTTCCATCAGCCGCAGGACTTGCAGAAGATGGAGATGCGGTATCTCAAGGCAGCGGGCCGGTTGTCGCAGATGTTTGAGGAGACGCGGGAGCGGATGACCGACTTGGCTCAACGGATGCAACGGGCTATGGACGCCCACACGCAGAGGACGCAATGAGGGTTTTTTCCGTTGAGATGTTGGTCAAGGAGGAGGGGGCGGCGGTCGTCGAAGCCGCCCTCAAGCGGCTGAAGGGCGAAGCCGCCGCGGTCGCCGCCGAGATGAAGGTGACGACGGGTGCCGTGACCACGACCGGCAAGGCGATGCAAGCCGCCGGGACCGGGACGCAAATCGCCGGGGACCGAGCGGCCAAGGCCGCGATTGGGTTCGCCGCGGTCGGGCAGTCGATGGCGCGAACTGGGTCGCTGACGGCTGATGCCGGGACACGCATCGTAGAGGCAGGCTCACAGGTGGCGACGATGTTTGGGCCGACTGGTTTAGTTGTTGCCGCGCTTGGGGCGTTTGCCGCGGCTGCGCTGACGGCGTTCCGCGGAGCGGCGATTGAAGCCAAGAAGATGCGCGAAGAGTTTGAAAAGAATCTTCAAAACTTGGTCAATGCCGACGATCCCGTTGCATCCATTGAATCGATTCAGCGAAAAATCGAAGAGCTTCGGACTGGCACGGCATATGGTGACATCGACGCGATTGTCGATATCAAGGATGGCATTGCCGGAATGCGGGCCGAGATTGAACGTCTGCAAGCGGCAGGGTTTCGGACGGATATCAAGCTTCTAGAAAGCCCAGAGATTCGTCGGCTAGAGCGTGAAATCGCGACCGCCGAGGAAAGCATTGGTCGATATGAGGCGGCACTTTCACGTCTCTCGCAGATTCCTGTCGCGGAGAACACGAAGGAAGCTGCAGACGCGCAGAAGCGATACAACGAGGAACTTGAACGCGCCGTTCGGCTGAATATGGAAGTCCGTGGGGCTATTCAGGCGCGAGAGGCGGCGACCACGGGCCGTGCGCCATCGCTTATTGGACAGACGCAGTTTGGCACCGGGCTTGAGGCTGGTGCCGCCGAGCCAAGGGGATTGCCCAAAGCTCTTGAGATTAGCGTTCCCAAGCCGATTGTGGAGTTGCCGGAGGCAGTAGATATCGACGAGCAGTTGCTGAAACTGCTACGGTTGGACGATCTCAAGGCCACTCTTGGAGAAGGCATTTCAAATAGCATTCAAGGCGGCATCCTTTCCGGCCTTGAGATGGCGATTGCCTCCGGCAACATTGGCGATGGGTTCAAGGCGATGGGGCAAGCCATCATTCGGTCGATGGCCTCGGCGATGGTCAATGTCGCGCTCAAGGCGATTGGGTTCGCGAGTAAGATGAAGGCCATTACCTCGTTTATGGCGAGCCATCCCATCCTCGCATTGGGCGCGGCGGTCGCACTCTTGGCGATGGCGCGAGCGGCTGGTGGCACGGCAAGCGGAGCATCGATGGGAGCCATCGGTGGTCCCGGTGGGTTGTCCTATGCGCCGGTCGGGGCGTCGGCTCCGTCGCAGCAGATTATCTTTGGCGCGACCTCGGCCACGACCGCCGCGGGGATGACGCCGCGACAGGCGATGAACGTGACGATTATTGGCCCGAACGATCCGAGCGCACAGCGGGCGATGCAGGAGTTGATGGCGAAAGCGGATAGCCGCGGGAGACTTGGCTAATGGCCAGCATCACATTTAATGACGGCACCTCGGCCACGCTCGACAACGGCACGACGGCTATCGGGGGCGGTGAGGGGTCGCGGTTCGCGGATTGGACGCCGTTCCAGCGGCCTGTGGGGGCCACGGCGGTCTCGCTCGGGACAGGGGCGCGGTCGATGTTCACGTTCCGCACGGACTACGGGGCGTCCTTCACGATGAACGACATCCCGAACACCTCGATGAGTACGATGCTCCGGTGTCAGGCACACCTGCTTGGGGGCGGCACGGTGTCGGTGGCGACGGGCGACAATGCCTCGCGGACCTACGCGACCTGCTGCCTTGCGCCGGACGGGGACGTGACGATCACGCTCCAAGACAAGAACGTGCTCCTGTATTCGATGTCGTTCTCGCTCATCAACATTGCGGGCAGTCCGTCCGCGATGCTCTGCATTTACGACTGACCGCCCTAACTGATGCCGAACCAAGCCTACCGCCTTCGCATCCGCAACGCCGCCGACAGCGCAGACGCCCTCGTCATCACCTCGGTGCGCGGGGGCACCAACCCGTACATCGCCTTCCCGCCGAGTGGGGACGGGCAAGAGGTGGACCTCCTTACGGGGGCCGTGCGAACGGGTGCCTATGTCGTTGAGGTGGTGGATGTCGTGACCGGCTCGGACGCCACGGGGACGATCCGCGTGGTGACGAACCAGCTCTACGACCCAACGGACACCAACCGGATGCACCTGCTCTCGCGGCGGGCGTATATCGAGATGTCCACGGACGGCGGGGCCACGTGGCCGACGGTGTGGCAGGCCGGGTATCTGACCTCGCTCCGGCAGGTCGATGCGGTGCGGTACGCCTTTACGGTGAGCAATAGCCGCCGGGTGGAGCAGACCACGCAGGTGTTCACGTGGCAGACCGCCGCGGAGCGCACGGCGTTCCCCAAGCGCGGGTGCGTCTTGGGTGGCCCCATCATCACCGGCATCGGTGGCGGGACGGCCCGGACGGTGGACTCGGGTGGGTGGGAGGTCGGGTATCGCGCCACGACGGGCACGGCGGGGTCGCCGGTCGAGGGGGATACGATCGCCCTCAAGTACGTCTCGGGTGCCTTCCCGCCGTTGTGGGAACGCAAGGTCACGCCGGGGCCGACGCAGAAGGGGTGGGTTGAGAAGGCCATCAAGCCGCTCCTCCGCGAGCTTCCGGGGAACGCGGCGGCGAGTGGCGCGGACTTCGCCGCATTGCGAGAGAACCGCGTGTACGGCAGCCCCGAGGTCTTGGCGATTGTCACCAACCTTGCCACGGGGTCGGAGTGGCTTGGGACGCTTCGGGCGTTCCCGTGGGTGTGGCAGAACGCGGTCATCGACACGTCCGAGTATTTCTACGTCCAGTTGCTCAAGTCGGAGACCTCGTGGCCCGCGTTGCCGTCAGCCGATACGCGGCTCCGCATCCGGCTCGTGACGCGGCAGGTGAGCGAATGGTCCCCGCTCTACATCCAAGCGCATCCGGTCGATATTGCGGCCTCGTTGTATAGCCTCATCAACCTTCCCGTCAACGCCGCGGCGAAGGCGACCGCGAAGACGGCCCTCGGCGACACGCTCCTCTTGACGGCGCGAATCACGGGGCCGGAGACGATGTCCGAGTTCCTTGAGGATTCGCTTTACGGGCCGTTCGGGTTTTCGGCCCGTATCAACACGGCGGGCGAGGTGGTGTTCTTTACGACCCGCACGTTGTCCTCGACCGCGCCGTCGGTGACGGTCGCCACGGCAGACTTGGTGGGTGACGCGCCGCCTCCGATTTTCGACTTGGACGAGGGGACCGTCGTCACGGGCTACACGCTCTCGCAGCAACTGTTGGTGCAGCAGACGTTTACGGACGACGATCCCGAGACGTTCGCGCCCGACGGCATCGCGGCGACCACGCAGCCGGTGCAGTACCTCTCGGGGGACACGAGCACGTACTCGACGCGGATGGTGAGCTACGAGATCCCCGGGATGGTGACGGACGCCGCCTCGTTCATCCCGAGCTTTGAGGCGTTCGCGCAGGGCGTGGCGTTCGAGGGCTTCACGCGGTTCGGGCGGGGCGCACCGACGGGCGAGTTCGCCGTCCTCCGCACATCAAGCGCGGCGAACCTTGACGTGGGCGACTTCGCCTATCTCACGGCAAGCTACTACCCGAACAAGAACTACCGCATCGGCGAGTCGTCGGTCGGGGCGCGGGTGGTGCAAATCGTCCGGCGCGAGGAGCGGCCCGAGGCGGTCGTGTACAAGGCCGTGGACGCGGGGCCGTATGTTCAGCCCGCGACGGCGGCGACGGTCTCGGTGGCGCAGTCCGCGGCAGATACGCGACGGGTGGCGGCGTTCACGATCACCAATGCGGCCACGCTCAACTCGGCAGGCAACATCTCGGTCGCGGTGGAGTACGCGAGCGGGGCGACCACGCCGACGCGTGGGCAGGTCTTTACGCGGTACGCCGCAGGGCAGATTCCGACCGGGGCCGTGAACCTCCCGCCGATGGTGCCGGGGACGCGGGTGTGGGTGCGGGTGCGGTCGGAGCAGGCGGGGCGGTTCCCGACGGCGTGGAGCGCGTGGGCCGATGTGACGCTTGCCTCGTGGGTGTCCCCGACGAGCGTGACGGTCGGGACGTTGACGAACCAGACGGCGGTGGTGTCGTGGAGCTTGAACGGCAACACGACGGACACGGTGGACGTGTATGTCGCGCCGGGATCGGTGGCTCCGAGCGATTGGCGACCCTATCGCCAGAGCACGTTGCCCGCGGGGTCGACGACCACGGCGGTCGCGGGGTTGACGGCCTCGACCGCGTACATCGTGGGGATTGCGTTCCGCGATGCGGTGGCGGCGGTGGCCCAGACCCCGGTGACGGCGACCTTCACGACGGCGGGGAGTCCGACTGGGACGTGTGAGGTTCCGGCGGGTCTTGCGGTGCTCGATGGGGTGAACGATGTGAGCTTGACGCAGGGCGTGGTGCTTGGGTTGTGGGCCTCGGTTGGCGCATCGGAGATTGTCATCGAACGTGCGCCAAACCTGACATCAGGGGCATACGATTATCCCGGCACCTATGCGGACCTCGTGGTGCTTCCGGCGACCGCCGAGACGTATGTCGATGTGCTCCCGCGCACGGGCACCAAGTACTGGTACCGCATCAAGCATCGGGCGGCGGGCAAGACAGACTCGGCCTATGTGCCGCAGCGCACATTTACTGGTGTTGGTTTGACGGTATATGCTGGGGTAATGGGCATTGCCACCGGGGTGCCGACAACAATCACTCGGCCTCCGGGTAACGCTGTTATCTTGACGCCAGAAAGTTTGTACAATGAGGCGGGGCCGTTTCTTCAGCAGGTTTTAGTGCGGCTCAACTATGTGGACCCACAGAACCGCGTGGTCTACTACGAATACCGGAGCCGCGAGCGCATCAAGAAGACGTGGGGCGCGTGGACGGCGTGGACCGGTGCGCTGTATCCGCGGACTGACGTGACGTATATGCAGGCCGACGCGACAATCAACAACACAAGTTTCATTTATCAGGTGGAGTGGCGCGTCTATGCCGCAGACCCCGATGGCAACGTGTCGTTCTTCCGCACGGGCGTCAGCGAGTGGCCGCAGAACTACGGCGTCAACAACGCCATTATCAAGGTGCAGAAGCAGGGCTACAACGCGGGCACCGGAAAGTACGAGGTGTGGTGGCGGTTCTATTTCCAGCGTGGCAATAGCACGTTGGACGAGGACGGCGATGACAATACGCAGCAGACGTTCACCACACAGGTGATTGCCGCGTCCGTCAAGGATCAGTCCGGGACGACGGCGACCAACGTGGTCACGAGCGGCACCAAGACCGCGGACGGGTGGAAGGCCACGTGGGATTCCACGGCGTCACAGACGTGGGTGTACGAAATCAGCGTCGATACGGCGCTTCCGACGCAGTACTACCTGCAATACCAAGACACGGACTATCTCGACGAGCAGTTCGTCGCCCCGACGATTGGGCAGACCTTCACGGGTCCGGCGAGCGGTGGTGGTGGTGGATCGGGTGACGTGGTAGGCGACGATACATCCACGACCGTGCAGAACATCGTGGCGTACAATACTACGGGCGGGAAAAACATCACCGAACTGACGGGCACCCAAGGGGATGTGCTTTATCATAGCGGCACCTCGTGGGCCAAGCTCCCGGCGGGAACGAGCGGGCAGTTCCTCAAGACCAACGGCTCGGGCGCGAATCCGGCGTGGGCAACCGTCACGGCGGGATCTGGCGACGTGGTGGGCGACGACACGACGACCACCGTGCAGAACATTGTCGCCTATAACACGACGGGCGGCAAGAACATCACGGAGTTGACGGGAACGCAGGGCGACATCCTATACCACAACGGGACCAGTTGGGCCAAGTTGCCCGCGGGGACGCTTGGGTATGTGCTAGAGACGAATGGGGCCGGGGCAAACCCATCGTGGGAGCCGATGACCGGCTATACCTATATTATCAAGCCGTCCGTCGCTGGGGTGCCATACCAAGAGGTCGCCAACGCTGGCCTGACCAATGACAACCACTTCTTCTTCACGGTGTCTCCCAATAATCGTTATATGGTCACAATGGACTTGGCGATTTCAGGGAATAATACGACAGGTGATTTTCAGATGGACTTCAATGTGTCCACGGGCACAATGAAGGGACGTGGCAACGTCCAGAACTTGACCGCCGCCGAAGCCATTCAAAACGTTATCATTACAGCGGCAGGCACGGCGAGCACGACGGCCATCGTAACTGGGACTCCCGCTGATAATGACACCATCATCGCCATCCGTATTCAGTACGCGTTCTACTACACGTCTGGTGCGAGCGGAACGTTCCGTTTTCGCTTTGGCAATGCCGCTGCCGCCTCTGGACGTTTGAGTCGCGTCTATGCGGGGAGCGTAATGGGCTACAAGCTTCTCACCTGACCTCCATCGAGGATTGTATGCGTCTTCACTTGTTATCGATTCCGCACACGCTCACCACCAAAGCCTTCGCGCATTGCGCCTTTACGCAGAAGGTGTACAAGCTCCCGCGAATGCTTCGGCCCTTGGGGTACGAGGTCATCCACTACGGGGTGGCGGGGTCGGACTCCGGGGCGACGACCGATGTCATCCTGATGGAGCAGGACGAGCACCTCGACCTCTTGGGGCATCCGTATCACGCCCAGCCCAAGGGGTTCTACGGCGACGATGCGAAGGCCGATAGCCCGCTCTATCGGCAATGGAACCTCTACGCCCGCGATGCGCTGAAGGAGTATGTGCAGCCGGGCGACTGCATCCTGCTTCCGTTCGGTCACGCTCACGCCTCCGCGGTGCGGGATTTACCCGTGCTCAAGGCCGGGGCGTCCGCGATTGAGTCGGGTATTGGCTACTACGACTGCCTCTTGCCGTGGCGCATCTACGAGAGCGAGGCGGTGCGACACGGGTGTATGGCGAAGGAGGGACGCGTCGGGGTGCATCACGCCTCCAATCGGCTGGAGTTTGTGGTCCCGAATAGCTATGACGTGGACGAGTGGCCGGAGGGTCCGGGCGGGGATGCGGTGGTCTTCCTCGGGCGGTTGACCGAGGGCAAGGGCATCCCGCTCATCTTGGAACTCGCCGCCTTGCGTCCTGATGTGCCGTTCGTCTTGGCGGGGCAAGGCGATCCTGATGCGTTCGGGGATGTGCCGTCCAACGTGACGTTCCTCGGGCCGTTGACGACCGAGCGGGCGGCGTTCTTGGGGAATGCGCGGGCGATTATCGCGCCGAGCCGGTATGTCGAACCGTTTTGTGGCACGGTGGTCGAGGCGGCGTTGTGCGGTACCCCGGCGATCACGTCGGCGTTCGGGGCGTTTACGGAGACGGTGGCGCACGACCGGACGGGGTTCCGGTGCCAGACGATGCGGGAGTTCGTGCGGGCGGTGGACGCGGTGCGGAGCTTGAACCGCAAGGACATCCGGGCGCGGGCGCGTCGGTTGTACGGGCTGCGGTCGGTGGCGAAGGGATATGACGCGGTGTTCCAGACGGTCGCGGACGAGACCCGTCGGGGGCGGTTTCCCTTGACGGGGTGGGCCACTTGATAGCTACGTTTCAAGCGTGGCTTGACTTTTGACGGGAGTCTCCAATGGCGCAGGATAAGTCGAGCGTAATGCTCATTGTGGCGGGATTCTTCGGGTCGCTGATTGCGGTCGGCAAGGCGAGCCACGGCAACCTACGCGATAACCTGCTCGCGATTTCGGCGGGGACGTCGAGCGCCTACTTCCTCACCCCGGTCGTGTTCGAGGTCACGGGCATCGCCGCGAGCTCACAGACGATGAGCGCGATGGCGTTCCTCCTCGGGGTGCTCGGCCAGCGCGGGGTCGAGATCGTCATCGGCAAGGTATTCCCCGAGACAAAGGAGACGTCCGATGCTTAAGTCGCTCAACCTCATCGCCAACGGGCTGATCTGCCTCGGCGGGCTGTTCTTTTATGTGATGCTCTTCACGAAGGTCGGCGACGGCGTCAAGCAGATTGACCAGTTCGGGAAGGTCAGCTACCACACCATCCGCACGGGGCTGGCGTTTATCGTCGCCGGGGCGTTGCTCAATGTGTTGCTTCTGACCGTGCCGCCGTTCAGCGAGATCCTGATGAACTTCGGCTTCGGCCTGCTCCTCTCGTGGGCGTCCATCTGGCACGGCAAGAAGTTCGGCGTTCTCACGGGCGTGAAGGCCATTGACCGCAAGACGGCGACCTACCGCGTCCCGCCGCGCGTCGAGGACACCAAGTGAGCTGCACCCACCCGTCCCCGAACCACAACACGCGAGGGGCGCAGGCCGTCAAGGTCATCGTCCTCCACGCCGATGCCAGCCCGAACGAGAAGGGGTGCCTCTCGTGGCTCCAGTCGAGCGAGTCGAAGGTCAGCTACCACGCGCTGGTCGGGCGTGACGGCAAGGTCTACACGGTGGTCCCGTATGACCGCCGGGCGTGGCACGCGGGCAAGAGCGAGTGGAACGGCCACAAGGACGTGAACGGCGTCTCGGTGGGCCTCTGTTTCTCGAATAAGAACGACGGCAAGGAGCCGTTGACCGAGGCGCAGCAGAAGGCGATGAAGGCGTTGATTGCGGACGTGCGTCGGAAGTACGGGCAGATCCCGGTGACGACTCACGCTCGCGTCGCGCCGGGGCGGAAGAACGACCCCGAGCACGTCCCCGGATTCGTCCTTG